AATGCGTAAAAATAATGTATATTCACACATAGTTGACTTGACGCACGGCAACAGGAAAAAGACTGACAGGATTATCTGGAGTCTCCAAGGACGGTTTGAGCATGGGCGTATTGTGCTGAACTCTGAGAAAAACTGGGATTGGTTTACAGATCAGCTCATTATGTTTCCTGCTCAAGGTGTTCACGATGATGGGCCGGATTGTTTATCATATTTAGATCAGTTGGCTGTAACCTCATACTTTGTTGATGACCAAGAAGATGAGTGGCAACCGTTAGATATCATTTCAGGTTTGTGAGGATAATAGATGGCTGTAGAAGACTCATTAGACATATTTGGTAGTGACCCCTTTGGGCGTGACTATTTGTATGGGCTATCTACTGGTCGTGAGAGATTGGGGCTTCAGTCGCCCCCACAAGGTTTGCAGTTAGACACCAGACCTTATGACCAGATGCAAGCAACACCAAGAGGGTTCACCTCTGGTCTGTTTTCTGATGTCTTGGGTCGTACCTTTGATATGCCAGCGTTGCCTAGAACTGGTATTCCCGCCCTTGATTTGTTTGCGCCTAATATGAATGCGTTTAACAGGTTGTCTTTGGGTGATGTCCAAAAGACTGCTGAACGCATCTCCTATGGTGAGCCTTTGACTACTGGCTCTGGAATGACATTGCGCCCAAGGGATGAAACGATCTTTGCTGGGATGGCGGTTGCGCCTTTTGTTGGTGAAGCGGCCTCCCTTGGTGCAAGGGCTGGTCGTGCAGGTGCAAGGATGGTAGGTCAGGGCATTGCTGAGAATGTGGCGATGGGTAGACCCAATCTGCCTAGTATGTTTGCTGAACCAAGATCATCATTGTTTGCGGTTAAGCCTGGTCCAAGCATGGCGGCGGCTGATGAGTCATCTGCGATGCGGCAACAGTTAACTGGCAAGATGCAAGCATTGCTGGCGCAAAAGAAAATGGCAACCTCTGCTGTAGAGGTCGGAGCAATTAACCAGCAGATTGGCAAGTTGCAAGCACAGTTCAAGTCTTTGCCCGCGGTGGGCAGGGTTGCTAGAGAAGTTGTTGCGCCTCAGATTACAGCACCAGTGTCTGATCTAGGGTTCTACTCAGCGGCTGAACAAGCGGCAATGAACTTGGAGAGAAGCAAGGGTACTGGTCAGTCTTTCCTTAATGACTTGATGAATGCGCCTGATGTTAAGAAAGATGAGCTGTCTTGGATTGGGTTGGATGACTTCCTCAAAGACAAGCCTAATGTCACCAAGCAAGAGGTACAAGACTTCATTGCAAGCAACAAGATTGATTTGCAAGAGGTGAGGTTGGGTGGTAATGAGCAACCAAGCCAAGATTTATTGAATTGGATGAGTGCAAGAAATATTAGTCCACCAAGAAATCCTGAAGGATGGCAGGAACTTAGTCAAAAATTAGAATCTTATGCACAACAACACCAAAAGGCTCAAGGATCACCAGAAGCATCTCAGAGATATTTCACATTAAGCGAAGAAGCTGGTCGAATTTCAGAAGGGCTAGATGCTGGCGGTTCATCTAGTGGTGCTACCAAATACCAAAAATACCAACTTGCTGGCGGTGAGAACTATCGTGAGATTTTGCTGAAGTTGCCGCAAAAGGAAACAAGAACTCCTAATATGATTGAGTATGAAAAACTTGGTCAGCAAATGTTTGGCGGGGCTTTAAATCCAACAGAAAGAGCAAGATTAGATGAATTAGAAAATCTTCTTTCTAGAGAAGAAAGGTCAATGGCTCTTAGCGGTGGTAAATCCAAAACATCTGTTTACCAATCCTCTCACTTCAATGAACCCAACATCCTAGCCCACATTAGGGTCAACGACCGTGTAGATGCTGATGGCAAGAAGATGCTACTAGTTGAGGAGATTCAATCTGATTGGCATCAAGCTGGCAGGGAAAAAGGGTACAAAGGAAAAGGAACATTAAAAGAATTGCCAGATAATTATTTTGTACAAGAACTAAAAACTATTGATGGCGATACCATGTATGTGGTTAGAGATAGCATCAATCCAAGCGTTATTATTAACAAAGATTACAACAGACAGAGTGCTATCAATGGCGTTATAAATGAATTAAATGCCTCATCTGCTGGTGGAGTACCAGACGCACCTTTCAAAGACACTTGGTATCAACTCTCCTTAAAGCGGATATTGAAATATGCCGCTGACAATGGGTATGAGAGGGTTGGGTTGACTACTGGTAAGCGTCAGGTTGAAAGATTCTCAGATGAATTACGCCAGAATGTTGACCAAATTGATTTTTCTTCTGGGTATCCAAATCAAAATACTACAACAATTACTGCGACAAAGAATGGACAATCAACCTTTGAGGGTAACGTAGTAGATGGTAAATTTATTGATGGGTCAGCTAGAGGTAAAACCATAGATGAAGTATTAGGAAAATCCATTGCTCAAAAAATTCAAAGCCATGACCCATCTCAAGGGTTGGGAACGATCAAAGGCGATGACCTTACCATTGGCGGCGAGGGGATGAAGAAATACTATGATGAGATTTACCCCAAGTTTTTAGAAAAGTATGGCAAGAAATGGGATGCTGGTGTTGGTGAGACACAAATTACGACTGATTACGCACGGGATGCAAGTGGCATACCCGCACAGCGTCCATCAAAAGAACCCATCCGCTACATCGACATTACGCCTAAAATGAAAGAGGGCGTTAAAAAGGGTCAACCATTGGCGGCTGCGGAGCAAACACCTGAGATGCTTGCATCTGGCGGTCTTGACTATGCTGACCCCTTTAGGAATCCACTGTTAGAAAGTTCAATTGGATAAATTATGGCAAAAGATAAAGAAGTCAAACTTGAACAAAACGAATTTTATGAGCCTACTGAGGCTGATGAAGAACTGACAGATTTTGTTACTGACCATTGCAACAGATGGCGTGATTACAGAGACACCAACTTCCTCCCTGATTGGTTGGAATACGAGCGTATCTTCCGTGGTCAATGGGCATCTGAAGACAAAACCCGTGAGTCTGAGCGCAGTCGAATCGTAACTCCTGCAACTCAGCAAGCAGTTGAGACTCGTCACGCTGAGATCATGGAAGCTATCTTTGGTCAAGGTGACTTCTTTGACATTGAAGACAATATCCAAGATGTAAACGGGAATCCTATTGATGTTGAGATGATTAAGGCTCAACTTACTGAGGATTTCAAGAAAGACAAAATCAGAAAAGCTATCGACCAGATCGAATTGATGGCTGAAATCTATGGGACAGGTATCGGCGAGATTGTTGTTAAGACTGAAACTGAGTATGTTCCCTCGACTCGACCTATTCCTAATCAGCAGGGTCAGGCAGCTATTGGCGTGATGGAGCGAGACAGGATTGCTGTCAAGATCATGCCTGTTAACCCCAAGAACTTCTTGTTTGACCCTAACGGCACAAGCATTGATGACTGTATGGGCGTGGCTATTGAAAAATACGTTTCAATTCATAAGGTTGTGCAGGGTATTGAACGTGGAATCTACCGGAAAGTGGACATTGGTACTGCCAGTGAAGACACTGACCTTGAGCCTACCCAAGAAGTAAGCCAGTATCAGGATGAGAAGGTTCTTTTGTTGACTTACTACGGGTTAGTTCCCCGTGAGTTTCTTGAGAACATGAAAGAAAACAAGGATATTGTTGAATTGTTCCCTGAAAACTCAGCGGCAGAAGACTACACCGACATGGTTGAGGCCATTGTCGTGATTGCCAATGATGGAATGCTCTTAAAGGCTGAAGAAAATCCATACATGATGAAAGACAGGCCAGTTCTGTCTTACCAAGACGATACTGTGCCAAACAGGTTGCTTGGTCGTGGTACGGTGGAAAAAGCATTCAATATGCAAAAGGCTATTGATGCTCAGACTCGCAGCCACTTGGATTCATTGGCATTGAGTACCTCTCCCATGATGGCGATGGATGCAACTCGCTTGCCCCGGGGCATGAAGTTTGAGGTAAAGCCCGGAAAAGCTATTCTGGTCAATGGTTCTCCTAGCGAGATTTTGTATCCATTCAAGTTTGGACAGACTGATCCAAACAACCTTGCAACTGCCAAAGACTTTGAGCGAATGTTGCTACAAGCGACAGGAACTCTAGACTCCAACGGCATGATTTCTCAATCTAGTCGTGATGGTGGCGGTATGTCGATGGCGGTTGCCTCCATCATCAAGAAATACAAGCGCACATTGGTGAATTTCCAAGAAGATTTCTTGATCCCATTCATCAAGAAGGCTGCTTTCAGGTTCATGCAGTTTGATCCAGAGCGTTATCCCTCTGTTGATATGAACTTCATCCCAACCGCTACTTTGGGCATCATTGCTCGTGAGTACGAGCAACAGCAATTCATTGGTTTGTTGCAGACTTTGGGTGCTGAGACTCCTGTTTTGCCGATTATTTTGAAGGGAATCGTTGCAAACTCCAGTTTGAGCAACCGAATGGAGTTGATTGCCAAGTTGGATGAGATGATGCAACCCAATCCTGAGCAACAGCAGATGCAACAGGCTCAACAGCAGTTGGCTATGCAAGCGGCACAGGCTCAAATTGCTGTAAACACTACTCAAGCAGAACAAAACAGGGCTGAAGCACAGAAATTGTCGGTTGAGACTCAGTTAATGCCTCAAGAAGTGCAAGCAAAGATGACTGCAAGCCTAACTAAGAATCTTCCAAATCAGGATGATTTGTCTTCTAAGGAGTTTGACAAGAGGGTTAAGATTGCTGAATTGATGTTGAAAGAGTCTGACATTAAAAACAAGTCTAAAATTGTCGAGTTACAGATGGCTGACAAAATAAATGCTCAGTCTCAGGTAAAACAAGACTTTCTTGAAAAACTGACCAATGGGCTGAAGAATGGCTAACATCAGGGAACTAATCCAAAGCATTGAGGCGAATGACTCATCTTTCGATGAGAAGTTAGAAGCTATCAATAAGATGGAAGAAACCTTGGTGGCTATGCGCCAGCAAGAAGAACAAGCCGTTCAAGATAATGTTGACTTGATTGTTGAAGCCATCAAAGTGATGGAGAACAAAGTCACTGCACAACTAGAGGTTGCCAAATCCATAGTACCTGAAAAGGGTGATAAGGGCGACAAGGGTGATAGTGGCTTAGATGGTCGCCCGGGCGTAGATGGTAAGAATGGGTTAAATGGTCGGGATGGTAAGAACGGGATAGATGGCAAGGATGGTGTATCTGTAACGGACGCCAAGATTGACTTTGATGGTTCGTTGGTTATTACTTTGTCAACAGGGCAAGAGATCAATGTTGGTGAGGTGGTTGCTCCTGAGTTAGCAGAAAAGATCAAAGTTATCAGCACCATGTCTACCAATGGGGCAGTTGCTATCCTAGACGAAGGCACAATCATCACAAGTGGTGTTAAGAAGATCAACTTTGTTGGGGCAACAGTTACTGCTACAAACTCAGGGGACGATGTAACCGTCAACGTAAGTGCAGGAACAGGGACTGTAACAAGTGTAGCGGCAACAGTCCCATCATTCTTGTCTGTTGCTGGTTCACCAATTACAACAAGTGGCACATTGGCAATCACATTGTCAGGTACTGCTTTGCCAATAGCTAATGGTGGTACAGGCGCAACTTCATTGGCTGGTGCATCTATTGCCACGTACTCAGGTACTGAGACCTTAACAAACAAGCGTATTGATCCAAGGGTGGTTTCAGCCGCATCAGCATCAACCTTAACGCCAAGCATTGCAACGGCTGATGTTTATGCTTACACCGCTTTGGCGGCTAATTTAACTATCAATGCGCCAACAGGAACGCCTGTTGATGGGGATAAGTTGATATTTAGAATTTTAGATAACGGAACAACAAGAAATTTAGATTTCACGGCATATACAGCTATTGGAGTTACCCTGCCAACAGCAACAACAGCAAGCAAAACAACGTATGTGGGTTGTATTTACAACGCTAACAATACACGTTGGGATGTGATCGCAGTAACCACACAGGCATAAAAATGAAGATTGACTTTTCTTTTTCATCGCAGTACGGCACATTTTCAGATGCTTTGCATTTGCCAGATGACCACGGACTAACCCAAGACGAAATCAATGCAATGCAACAGCAGAGGTTTGATAACTGGATTGCTGTGATTACTGCGCCTCCTGTTGAAGAAACTCCCATTGAGGAGGTCTAATGGCTGATCGCTATTGGGTAGGTGGTACAGGTACTTGGGGTAGCACTCAAACAACCAATTGGTCTGCGGCCACTGGTTTATCTTTTACCGCTAGTTGTACAGGTACTACATTAACGACTACTGGATCACCAGCACTTGTAGCTGGAATGACTGTATTCTCAAGCACTCATGTTTCACTTGGAACAGTAGTTAGTGGCGCTGTCAATACGTGGGTTGTAACTATTGGGGGAACTTACGGTTCTCAAGCCATGAGTGCGGCTACTGTTGGTGCATCTGTCCCAACTGCGGCAGATAACGTATTTTTTGATGCTAACTCAAACAGCGGTACATCAACATTTACCTGCACAATGGCAAACACGCCAAGGGTCTGTAATGACTTTTTAGCGTCAGGTTTAGATGGAACGATGACGCTTGCTGGTACAAGTATTGGGTTGACAGTATCTGGCAGTCTCACATTTCAAGCCACAAACTTTACCCGTACTTATGACGGCACAACCACATTTAATGCTACGACAACTGGTAAAACTATAACGACTAATGGCGTTAGTATCACTGGCGTAAATTTTAATGGGGTTAGCGGCGCTTGGACTCTTGGAAGTGCTTTAACTAATTCAGGTCAAACCACTCTTACAAATGGAACATTAGATTTAAATGGAAAAACTTTAACTTCTGGATTAAGATTTACAACAGGCACAGGAACAAAGAATCTTACATTCAATGGAGGAACTTTAATCTGCTCTCTTTCTGGTGCAAATTCGTTTGTCAACCCTGCGCCTACAGGATTTACAACATCAGCAGGGACAGGTACAGGCACAATCACCCTGACTTCCACAACTGCCAAGACTTTCAATGGTGCTGGCTCTACGTTCAACTGCACACTTAACCAAGGTGGTGCTGGTGCTTTGACTGTTACAGGCTCAAACACATTTAGCAACATAACCAATACCCGCAAGAGTGTTAGTGCCGCATCTATTTTATTTACTGCTGGAACGACAAATACTTTTGCCGATTGGAATGCAAGTGGCGAATCCACAAGACTTTTAACCATTGGCTCAGTAACTGCCGCAAGCCATACATTGTCCAAAGCCAGCGGTACTGTAAGCGCAGACTTTCTATCTATTAGTCAATCTACAGCTACTGGTGGGGCAGGATGGTATGCGGGGGCAAACTCCACAGATGGGGGCAATAACTCAGGATGGATATTTACAGCACCTCCTGCGCCTAGCGGCAGTAACAGCAATTTTTTAATGTTCTTTTGAGGAATATATGAGTCCAGAACTACAAAAGTACTACACCGACCGTTTTTCCATGATGTCTATGGACGGCTGGAAAGAATTGACTATTGATATTGACAATATGATAGAGTCACTCAATAATCTAAGCGTTATTCCTGATGAAAAGACCTTGATGTTCAAAAAAGGGGAACTTTCCATCTTGACTTGGCTAAAAACCTTGAAAGAGGTCAGCGAACAAGCGTATGAGGAATTGAATGAAAAGAATGTTTGATTTTGCCTGTGCAAACGGGCATAAAACTGAAAGACTTGTCAATTATGAGTTGATGAGTTTTCGATGTGAGTGCGGAGAAACAGCCAACCGTACTCTGTCTGCTCCAAACTTCAAGTTGGAAGGGTGGTCTGGTTCTTTCCCATCAGAGCATGGGAAGTTCGAGAAAAAACACCTAGATCAGTTGAAGTGGGAGCAAAAGCACAACTCATAAACAGAAATGTCGAGTTGAATGTCCTAGAACCGATAACGGCAGGAAAAAGGTAAAAATATGTTGATTGACAATGAAGATGAGTCGCTAAGTGAGTTAGATGCAGTCGAGCAAAAGAAGCAACTACCTGAAGTAGCACCACTAACTGAGATGCCTGAGAAATACAGGCAAAAATCTCTTGAAGAAGTGGTCAAAATGCACCAAGAGGCTGAAAAACTGATTGGAAAGCAAGCGCAGGAAGTTGGGGAAGTGCGAAAGCTGGCAGATGAACTTATAAAGCAAAACCTCTCCTCAAAACAGCAACCTATTGAGAAAGAGCCTGAAGTAGATTTTTTCGAGAATCCACAAGAGGCAGTTCGCAGGACTGTTGACAACCATCCCGATGTACTTGCCGCTAGACAAGCTGGTCAAGATTTCAAAAAGATGCAGATTCAACAAAAGCTGGCGCAAGAACATCCTGATTTCGGTCAGATTGCTCAAGATACAGACTTTGTGAATTGGGTGAAATCTTCACCTATTCGCCTTGGTTTGTATGCAAAAGCTGATGGTGAATATGATTACGACAGTGCAAACGAATTGTTGAGTACCTATAAACAGTTGCGTGGCGTTAAGACAAGACAGACTAATGAAGCAGGGGAAACTCAGCGCAAGTCTAGCCTTAAAGCAGCGGGTGTTGACGTAGGTGGAAGTGGGGAGTCTGGAAAAAGAGTCTATCGAAGGGCTGATCTAATTCGGCTGAAGATGACTGACCCAGATCGTTATGAAGCGTTGAGCGGAGAAATCATGCAAGCGTATCAAGACGGACGGGTCAGATAATTTAACTTATCGTTTTTTGGAGATTTAACATGGCAACATCATTTTCCCCCAGTAATTCAGTTACTGTTACCACAGGCGCAACATTCATCCCTGAAATTTGGTCAGATGAAATCATAGCTGCCTACAAGAAAAACTTGGTTCTTGCTAACCTCGTTATGAAGATGAACTTTAAAGGTAAGAAGGGTGATGTAGTTCACATCCCTGCACCTACCCGTGGTTCTGCTTCCGCTAAAGCCGCTGAAACAGCAGTCACTTTGATTGCTGCTACAGAGTCTGAAGTTCAAGTTTCTATCAACAAGCATTACGAATACAGCCGTTTGATTGAGGATATTGTCGAAGCCCAAGCCTTGAACAGCTTGCGTAACTTCTACACTTCCGATGCTGGTTATGCTCTGGCTAAACAAGTCGATACTGACTTGGTTCAGTTGGGTCGTTCAACCAATGGCGGTGCTGGTACAAACGTGTATGCAACTGGTGCGTTCATTGGTGGTGACGGTACTACTGCTTATGTTGCTGCAAGCAACAATGAGTCAGCATTGACCGATGCCGCTATTCGCCGCACTATTCAGCGTCTTGATGACACTGATACCCCAATGGATCAGCGTTTCTTCTTGATTCCTCCATCAAGTCGTAACACATTGATGGGTTTGGCTCGTTACACTGAACAAGCCTTTGTTGGTGGTACAAACAGTACCATCCGCACTGGTGAGATCGGTAACCTGTACGGCATCCCTGTGTTTGTCTCAAGCAACACTGATACTGCATCAGGTTCTGCTGCCGCACGAGTTTGTTTGATGGGTCACAAAGACTCAATGGTGCTGGTTGAGCAAGTTGCTCTGCGTTCACAAGTACAGTACAAGCAAGAGTATCTTGCTAATCTGTTCACATCTGACACTCTGTATGGCGTTCAGATTCTCCGTAATGCGGCAAGCACTGGTGCGGCTAAGTCTGCATCTATGTTCGCTTTGTTGGTTCCTGCCTAATTGCAGTTGCGCCCCCTGCCCTAGTGGTGGGGGGACTTTTTTAACCTAATTAGGAGAAATCAAAATGGCAACAGCAAGTGCAGTTGTAACACGCCGTGGTAATGACAGTTTTCGGGGTTTGTTCTCCGATACTTGGTCAGTTGTTTGTACTTTAAATGCTGGCTCACTAGTCGATGGTGCTGGTGAAACAGATGATGTAACAGTAGCTGGTGTCGCCTTGGGTGACATGGTTCTTGGTACATCTTTGGCTGTGGATTTGGTTGGTTTGACAGTTACTGGCTATGTCAGTGCTGCCAATACCGTCAAGTTCCGCATCCAAAACGAGTCAGGTTCAACAGTGGACTTGGCATCAGCCACTATGGATATAGTTATTGTCCGTATGGTGTAAAGATAGGGGGGCTAGTCCCCCCTTTCTCATTTAAGGGTTTTATGGCTACTTTTCGCTGTCTTCAATCAGGTAACACTGTAACTTTTACATATCAGCATGATATTGATTCTATGAAAGGTCATCAGGGATATGTAAGGATAGACGAGCCAGAAGTAACCACAGAATCTGTAGAATCAGAGACTAGAACAGATACCGCATTTGCGCCTGTAATTCCAACATTTAAGCGTATGGGAAGACCCCGAAAGGTAGCAAATGTCTGAGATAGATGCTCGTGATTTTGGTCGGTTAGAGGCTCAAGTAGAGACTTTGCATGGTCAGGTAACTCAATTGAGTACTGATGTGAAAGCCTTACTTGAACTTGCCAACAAAGGCAAAGGTGGATTTTGGGTGGGTATGACTATCGCTTCATTCATGGGCGGCATCATTACCTTTATTGCTGATCGACTCTGGAAATAAGGAGAATACTATGCCTTCAGTTGGGAAAAAGAAGTTTCCCTACACCGAAAAAGGGGAAAAAGAAGCAAACGAATACAGCAAGAAAAAGGGTATTCCTGTAACTGTCATGGTTGCTATTGGTAAGCCAAAGGGTATGCCTATGCGTGGTAGCCGCACGGCTACTAACATGATGAAAAAATCTTCAAGAGGTAAATAATGTCTACATTTCAACTCGATCCAAATCAAGTAGCTTGGGGCGTTGCTAGTAATGGCACAACCCAAGTGGCAACAGTAACTACTAGCAGCGTTCAGATGACTGCTTTTGGGGCTACTACAACTATTGTTCGCATTGCTTGTTCTCAAGGTCATTGCCACTATGCAATTGGTACAAGTCCTACTGCAAGCATTACAACATCAGCCATGATTCCACCAAATTGCGTTGAAATTGTGCGAGTAAGTCCTGCACAAAAGATTGCCTTCATCAAGGATGCGGCAATTACCACTTCAACTGTTTCTGTGACGGAATTGGTATGAAAACCAAAACCCAAAAAAAGGTTGGTAAGATAATGCGTGAATATAAGGAAGGTACTTTGCATTCAGGCAAGGGTGGAAAAGTTGTGAAAAACCCTCGCCAAGCAGTTGCAATTGCCTTGTCTGAAGCTGGTATGTCTAAACCTAAGAAGTAGATGAAAACACCTACTTGGCAAACAAAAGCTGGTCAAAATCCAAAAGGCGGCTTGAATGCCAAGGGTAGATCATCTTATAATGCGGAAACTGGTGGTAACTTGAAAGCACCAGTAAAGTCGGGGGATAACCCTCGCAGGGCAAGTTTCTTGGCTCGTATGGCTGGCAATGATGGTGCTGAATACGACAAGAAAGGTGAACCAACAAGACTGCTTCTTTCGCTTAAGGCATGGGGTGCTAATTCCAAGGCTGACGCAAAGGCAAAAGCTCAAGCTATATCCGCAAGGAACAAGGCAAAAGCAAAATGAGAGCATTATCAGTTGGTATTAGTCCTACAGCGGCAGTAGACACTACAGTCTATACCTGTCCTACTGGCTATTACTCTAAATTTACTGTAATGTATATACACAATACAGGCGGTTCTACCAAGCATATAACTGTTCAATGGTTTGACGCAAGTACTAATACCACTCTTGATATATTGACTCAATACGATTTCACATCAAAAAACTATTTGCAGTTTGATGGCAATGCCTACATTGTTTTTGAAGAAGGCGATAAGTTAAAAATAACTACTCAATCTGCAAGCACATTTAGTTTTATAGCAACATTTGAAGAAGAAGGGTTGACAAGAGCATGACCTACCTTGAACTTGTAAACGATGTACTCGTAAGGTTGCGTGAAGCAACAGTTTCAACTGTTTCCGAAACAACTTATTCTTCCTTAATTGGCAAGTTTGTCAATGATGCAAAACGTCAGATTGAAGATGCCTTTTCGTGGAATGTATTAGGTCAAACCATCACAGTCACTACTGCGGCATCTACAGCATCTTATTCTTTGACGGGTGCTGGTCAGAAGTTTCAAGTGATGGATGTAATCAACACCACAAGCAATGTTGGCCTTATAAACATCAGCTTTGTGGACATGAACCGCAAGCTGAACTTTACGCCACTGGTCAACTCAATCCCTACTGAATTTGCTTTTGATGGGGTTGATGGCAGCTACGACACCAAGGTAAATCTTTATCCAATCCCTGATGGTGCATACACAATCAAGTTTGCTTTGACAGTGCCACAGGCTACGTTGTCATCAGATGCAACTGTTGTTTCTGTTGCTGATACGTTAGTGTCTCAGAATGCTTATGCCCGTGCATTGGTAGAACGTGGTGAAGATGGTGGTCTGTCTTCATCTGAGGCTTATTTGCTTTACAAAGCTATGTTGGCTGATTACATTGCATTAGAAGGTACTCGCTATCCTGAAAATCAGGAGTTTGTTGCGACATGAGTCAAGCACTACAGACTTATTCTTTAACAGCCCCTGGCTTTCAGGGGTTGAATACCCAAGAATCGCCTCTTGATTTGTCTCTTGGATTTGCCTTAGTTGCTCAAAATGCAATCATTGACCAGTATGGTCGGATTGGTTCTCGCAAAGGATACTCTAAGGTAAATTCTTCTAGTGGTGCTTTAGGTGCAAATGATGTAACTGTCATCCATGAATTAGTGCAAGCAGATGGAACTTTGACTGTTTTATTTGCTGGAAATTTAAAGTTATTCAAACTTGATGGCTCTAATGCTGTGGTTGAATTGACCTATGGGGGTGGTGGTACAACACCAACCATTACTGCTAACAATTGGCAATGTGCTTCACTCAATAGCATCACATACTTCTTTCAATCAGGCCATGATCCACTGATATTTGATCCTACTGTCTCAACCACAACATATCGTAGAGTTTCAGAAAAGACAGGTTATGTAGCTACAGTCCCATCAGCAAATATTGTTATATCTGCTTTTGGTAGATTGTGGGCGGCAAACACCACAGCTAACAACGCAACAGTCTTTTTCTCTGACTTGATTGCTGGTCATGTTTGGTCAACAGGTACATCAGGTTCTTTGAATGTAGACCGTGTGTGGGTCAATGGTGCTGATGAGATTACGGGACTTGCTGCACACAATGGCTTTCTGTTCATTTTTGGTAAGCGTCAGATTCTGATTTATCAGGGTGCAACTACACCAGCTTCAATGCAATTGAGTGACACTGTTGAGGGTATCGGTTGTATTGCAAGGGATAGCATTCAAACTACCAGCACTGATGTGTTGTTCCTGTCTAACTCTGGTGTTCGTTCTTTAATGAGGACTATTCAGGAGAAGTCATCTCCAGAGCGTGATTTGTCTAAGAATGTTCGCAATGATTTGATGAGTTCTGTTTCTGCTGAAACTGCATCAAATATTAAAGCTATATATTCTGAAACAAATGCACTTTACTTGTTAAATCTTCCAGTATCAAAATACGTTTACGCATTTGATACAAAAGGAATCATGCCAGATGGTTCTTCTAGGTCAACAATTTGGGACAGTATTGAGCCAACATCTTTTTGTGCAAGGCGTAATGGTGATTTGTTGATTGGCAAGAATGGGTATATTGGAAAATACGGCACATACTTGGATGATGCAACGTCATATAGATTGGCATACTATACAAACAATTCTGACCTTGGTGATATAAATGTTACCTCTATTTTGAAGAAGATAAAGGTTATTGTTGTTGGCGGTTCTAATCAATTGGTAACATTAAAGTGGGGATATGATTTCACAGGAAGTTATTATTCTGCACAAGTAAATATACCTACTCAAACAACTGCTGAATATGGAATTGCTGAATATGGTGCAAATGCCACAGTAGTAGCATATTACACATCTGGAGTTGCATTAACAACAATAGAAACAAATGCAAGCAGCAAGGGAAAAATTGTTCAAATAGGGGTTGAGATGGATATAAACAACAGTCAGTTATCCATTCAAAAGATTGAACTTCAAGCCAAAAATGGCAAGATTGCATAAGGGAAAAAATGTCAAACTATACACAAACAACAAATTTTGCAACCAAGGATGCTCTTGCATCTGGTAATCCTTTAAAAGTTGTTAAGGGTACTGAGATTAATACTGAGTTTGCAAACATTGCAACTGCTGTAGCAACTAAAGCAGATTCGGCTAGTCCAACCTTTACTGGTACGGTAACAATTCCTACGTTGGCTGTTACTGGTGTAGCAACATTAACCTCCCAACCAATTCTTTCTAGCCTAACAGCGTCTAAACCTGTATTTACAGACGCATCTAAAGGTTTGGTGAGTACAGGTACTTTAGGGGCGGATCAAGGCGGTACAGGAGTCGCAAACAATGTAGCAATGACTGTCACGGGTTCTGGTAACTTTGCTTACACTCGAACTCTGACAGGCACAACAAACGTAACTTTACCTATAACTGGAACTTTGGCTACGCTTGCAGGAACAGAGACTTTTACTAATAAAACTTTAACAAGTCCCGTAATAGGTGGCACTCCAACAGGTGTTGGTGTTCTTACCTCTGGCACTGCGGTTACGCTTACCACGCAAACAAGTGTTGACTTTACTTCTATCCCATCGTGGGTAAAACGTATAACTGTGATGTTTAATGGTGTGTCTTTATCTAGCACAGCGTATATGCAAGTGCAACTTGGTGATTCTGGTGGTATTGAAAACACTGGGTATACAGGCTCAGTAACAATTGTTGGTAATGGTGGTACAGGTGTTTCAACTGCTTTAAGCGCAGGATTCCAAACAGAGAATCATACTTATTGGACTGCCGCTTCAACCCGTATGGGGATGATGACAATTACAAATGTTAGCGGTAATATATGGACTGCAAATTGGGTATTAGGTGCGGTAAACCCAACCACCCAAGCTAATGCTTGGGGTGGCGGCGTAAAAACATTAACCGACACCCTCACACAAGTACGCATCACCACGACCAACGGCACAGATACCTTTGATGCTGGATCAATCAACATCCTTTTTGAGTAAACATCATGACACACAGAATCGTAGTAAACGTAGAAACAGGCATAGTCACTCAAGTTGAGTACACCGCTGAAGAACAAGCAGTTCATGATGCGGCAGTAGCGGCACAAACACTTGCAGAGGCGGCAGCCATTCAACAACAACAAACAAATGAATCAGCCTGAAATTATTCATCACTTTTCTGATGGCTTGTATGCCAAGGAGTCAATGTTCCCTGCTGGAATGTCTATCCTAAAGCACACGCACAACTTTAGTCATCTGTCGATATTGGCTATGGGTAAGGTGGTGGTGTTAAAAGGTGAGGAACTTGAGATTGTTGAAGCTCCTGCTTGTATTGAAATTAAGGCTGGCTTGACGCATGGCGTTAAGGCAATAACAGATTGTGTTTGGTTTTGTATTCATGCTACTGACGAGACAGACCCGTCTAAAGTGGATGAAATTTTGATTAAGGGAGATTGATATGCCATTTACAGCAGCATTAGTTGGAGGAGGTTTGTCACTCTTAGGTGGCGCAATGCAGGGGGATGCCACAAGAAGTGCGGCTCGCACTTCAGCCAATGCCCAACTTGAGGCGGCACGAATTGCAGCGGATGCGGCAAGGTTTCGTCCTGTTGGCATAACCACTCGTTACGGTACATCTAACTTTCAGACTGATGCACAAGGTAATGTAATTGGGGCTGGTTACGAAGTCAGTCCTGAGTTAAGGGCTTACCAAGACCGTCTACAGGCTCTTACAGGCGGTGCATTGACTCAGGCTGAACAAGCACAGCAACAGTACGCCCCACTTCAGCAAGGCGCACAAGGACTGTTTGGCTTGGGTCAACAGTATTTGCAACAGACTCCTCAACAGGTTGCGGCTCAATATATGCAACAGCAACAGGACTTGCTTGCTCCTAGCCGTGAACGATCAATGGCTCAACTGCAGAACCAGTTGTATCAACAGGGTCGTGGTGGTTTGTCTGTTGGTGCTACAGGTATGCGTCCTAGCGGTGCGGCTGGCTTTGGTGCTGCCTCTCCTGAGATGGAAGCGTATTACAACGCTTTGGCTCAACAAGATGCTCAGTTGGCTGCTAATGCTCAATCTGAGGGACAACGAAATGTTGCATTTGGTGCTGGATTGCTTGGTAGTGGTTCTCAGTTGATGGGTCAGTATCAATCTGGTCAAGTCAGTGCATTGAACCCGTTTACAACGTATTTGGGTTCTGGTTCTACTCTTGAGCAACTTGGACAACAGCCTTTGGAGATGGGTTCTGCTTTAGGTGGTAGAGCCGCTACTGCTGGTTCTAATGTTGGTCAGGCGTTACTTACTGGTGGTATGGGTGCGGCATTGACTCAACAACAAGCTGCTTCTTACAACCCATTTGCTACTGCTCTAAGTGGTCTTTCAAACAATCAAAGCTTTCAACAAGGTTTAGAAAAATACTTTACGCCATCGCCTACTGATTTTGGCGCATGGAGTGGTGGAGCAGTAGATTCATCTAAAGTTGGTTATAACCCTGCTCGTTTTAACTATTAAAGGGAAAAATCATGGCTGAAATAATCAATAATCAATCAAAACCAGAAGATTTTATTCAAAATGGAATGGAATTTACATATGTATGGAATCCCCGTATAGTAACTGATGAGGGACAAGGTTCTTGGACTATTCAACCCAAAGAAAAACTTGTTTTCACACAAGAACGACCTCCGCTTCGTTTGTTTGATGATTTGTCAATATCAACAAATAGCGGTACAGCACCAGCACCAGAGGCTGCATCAGCGCCAGCACAAGCACAAGCACCAGAACGACTATTATCTGGACAGAGTGATCTTACTTTTCCTAATTTAACACTTGATACAAGAAATGATGCACCAGCATCAGCACCAGCAGCAGCACCATCAGCACCCACAAGTGTCTTAGGAATGTTTCCTGAAGTAGAAGCCATGCAACGTGCTTTGTACCAACAAAAGCAAAATGAAGCAATGCAAGCACAGGCAATGCAATTTGCGTCACTTAGTCCAATGGCACGAGCGCAATACAGCCTGTATATGGGTGGTCAACAGTTGGGTGATGCTATTGGCAGTGCTTTGGGTGGTAAAGACCCACAGTTGCAGTTAATTTCAATGCGTAATGCTATTTCTAGGCAAATAGATATGCGTAGTCCAGAGTCTTATTATAAAGCAGCAACTTTAGCAAATCAGGCTGGAGATACAGAGTTTGCTACATCACTTGTTAATGTTGGTAATAAGTTAGAGCTTGATACAAGTTTAATTCAGCAAAGAACTCGTGAGAAACAAGCCGCTGACCCAATTCAACAATTGCTTCGTACTGGTAAATTTACTGCTGCAAGTGTGGCGAAATACGAAACAAGTAAAAATATTTCTGATCTAAGAGAAGCTGACAGTCCAGACAAAATACCAGCAAGAATTCAAGAAGCTAAAAAAGTTGCCACAAGTAAAGGATTTCCTGAAGGAACTGCTGAACATGACGCTGAAGTTGTTAACTATCTTGAAAAATCAGAGAAAGAACCATCTGTTGGTAGTGATAGAGAAGCTATTGCTAAAGATATGTTCTTCAAACCATTTTCTCAGTTAACACAAGAACAAATTAAAGCAGTCAATGCCAAAAAGAAAGCAGATGATTTAGATGCCGCAAAAGCCACAGTACCAAGTTCAGGAATAAAAGAATATAAAGATATTCCTAAACTACGAGCAGACATAATTTCTACAATTAAACCATTTAGAGATACAGTAAATGCAACAGATTTTGCGTTAGAAAATCTTGATCTATCTATAAAACAAAATAATTTCTCAGCATTCAATGCGGCTCGTGTTCAATTGGCAAAATCATTAGCTGGTGGCGATTTAAGTCAAAAAGAAATTCAAGCCGCTGGTGGTGACCCATCTATTATTGGTGGGTTAGTTGATATGGCATCAACTGCTTTTTCAGGCACTCCATCAACAGATACGCAAGAAAAAATAAAAGCCACAATTAAAGCTATTCGTAAGGTTGCTTTACAAAAAGGTCGAGCAGAATTAGAAGTTCAAAGAACCCTTGCAAAACGATCTAATTTTACAGATGAAGATTTTGATTTAGCATCAGATATTCCTGAGTTTAGAAAAAAACCTTCTTTAAAAACCACAGAATCTGATGATGCGTTAGTAAACAAATATCTAACAAAAAAACCTTGAGGTAATTATGGCAACTTATGATGAAGTGATTCAAGCATTGCGTAATGCTGATGCCGCAGGGAATGTAGAGGATGCTCGCAGGTTGGCTGAGATTGCCGCTTCTATGCGTATTATGGAATCTCCAGAAAATGCAAGAGGCGATGTTCCTTTTATATTACAAACAATGGGAGATGAACCTGCTCCTCCAACAATGGGTGAGTATATAAGGGAAAGTGTTGGAAGAAGTTTATTTAACATTCCTGCACTTATGGCTGAAAGTAGTGCTCTTTATGGCTTGAGTGATGGTGAATTTCCATCTCAATTGCCGCCTCAAGGTACGGCAGGACAAGCCTATACTCAATTCCAAAGAGAATTGGGTTTAAAGCCTGAGATGCGTCCTGCAAATCAATTGCAAAGAGCCGTTGGGACAGTTTCTGGTGCGGTAGCAGACCCATTAAATCTTTTTGGTGGCGCAGGTATTGTTAGACAAGGATTGAGCAATGCGGCTCGTGGACTAGGACTCTTTCAAAAAGGCGTAGGCGTACAAACAGCCATTACTGGAGTTAGTGCTTTGGGTGGTGAATATGGTGGCGAGGCAGGGGGACAATATTTTGGAGTTCCCGGTCAGGTAATAGGCTCAGTTGTTGGTTCTCTTTTATCTGGAGGTGGAACTATCAAATTAGGTCAAATGCTTGGTGATCGTCTGTCATTGAGAGATATTGATGTAGAAGATTTAGCAAATGTTGAAGGCGTTTCAAGAGCAAAAGATATTATTGAAAAAGCCATTAAGACAGACCCGTTGCTTCAACAAAAATTAGAAAACATACAAAGCAAAATTGAGTTTGTTACTGGTAAAAAAGGTGGTGCGGCAATTGCAGGGTTAGATAATCTTGTTTTAAGCAGTATCTTGAAAAAATTAGCCACTGATGATGTGGAATTTGCAACAGAATTAAATAATATTTATTCTGAGCTTAAAACGGCTGTTCGTAAAAAATCACAAGAGTTGTATCCAAGACCTAGCGGTGAAATTCCATCAGGACAAGCAAAGGTTTCTCAAACAGAAACTGACTACAACCAACGAATTACCTTTATTGATAATCAATTAAACAAACTAACAGGACAATTTGACATTGCTGGAGGCACAAAACCAGTAGAGATTGGCTCTGCAATTCAAAACTTAGTTATTTCTAAAGAAAAAGCGGCTAGGAATGCCTTGCGACCTGAATACGATTCAGTGTTGACGCAAGCATCTAGTCAGGGTGCATTGTTGCCAGCACAAGATACTCAAGATTTGTTGCGGACAGCAGAAAATTTGTTTCAAAGTGATCCTTGGGCAAAAGAAGCACCATTATTGAAACTTGTCAGAGAACAATCTTCAAAGTTTAAAGCAATGCGTAGACAAGCAGTGCCAACTGGTGAAGGAACTACTTTACCAGCTACCACTGCACCAGACCTAACAATGGGCATGGATATAACAAGCCTTGATTCATTGAAAAGGCGTGTTGCTCAAGATATTAGAGAAGTTCGTGATGCCAATAGACAAGATAAATTGCGTTCATTTCAAACAAAAATTGATGAAGCATTAGACAAAGTACAAAATTCTAGTGGCAATATCGTGATTGATTTTAGAGGTGAGAAGTTGCCTTTCGGTCAAGCTATGTCAACACTTGATACTGATTATTACAATAAAGTTGGTATCCCATTTAAAGATGCCGCCGCTATTGAAAAAATTAGTTCTTCTGATTACGCTGAAAAAATCTCTCCGTTGATTGCCTCAAGCCCAACTGCATTAAATCAGTTTTTGCGTGTTGCAGGAGATGAAGGTGTTTCATTAGCAGAAAAATCTGTTATGTCAAAGCTATACAACAAAGCACTTGACAAGAATGGTGTCATTGACCCATTGAAACTGGATAATTTGTTATCTAAAACCAGTACAAATGGTGGTTATAGCGACATTCTTGACCAACTTCCTGCGTTGAAACAAAGATTATCTGACACTGGACTCAAGGCGCAATATTTATCTTCTGAAAAAATTGCTATTGATGATGCAGCAAGAGATTCCATGAGCAAAGCAGGGCAAAGTTTCTTGAAGGACTATGACATTAGTGGAGTAGATGGCATAGTATCAAAGATGACTGGTGAAACTAGAAAAGGATACCTTAACAAGTTTTTTACTGATCTAAAAAAATTACCTTCTAATGAACAAAAAAATAGTTTGCTTGCTGTGAAAAATGGTTTGGTTGGTAATATGTTAAATAGTCCAAATCCTTTTGATTATTTATCTAAAAACTCCGATGCTTTTATTAAAGTATTTGGAGTAAACGAGTACAAAAATTTGAATGCACTTGCTGATGTTTCAAGATTGTCTAAAACTCTTGACATTAATAAATTAAATTTCAGCAAAGTCGCAACAGAACAAGAGTCTGCATTGCAAAGAGCAATGGGTGGTATAGCTCCTCAAAGAATCTCTGGAATTTTGGTAAATCAAATTGCCAGCGTTTTTAATAAAGGTTTTCGCATTCTTTCATTGATTGGTCAAACCAACATAGATAACGCTACGAAAGAAGCACAGCGAAAATTATTTTTGGATGACAATGGAGTGGATGTAATTGTCAACGCATCTACCAAATTCTTTACCAAAAAAGGCGATGAGATTCAATTAAATCGATTAATTAGTCCAGATGATGTGAAAAAAATGGCTACTGCTATTGGTATGGGAGCATTGAGACAAAACTATTTTGGTGTTTCCGCTGCTGCAAGCCCAAGCGAAGTGGTTAGACCACAAGAAGCTGTTGTTGAAGAAGAATAAGGACGCAAAATTGATCCGATCAGCCTCCTCTTTGCCGCCAATGCTTGTGTTGCAGCAATCAGAGAGGGCTGTGAACTTTACAAACAGGTTAAGACTTCCTTTATGGAGGTTAAGTCTACTGTTGACGAAGCTGTTGGCATATATAAGGAAGTTACTGGTTTTTGGAGTAACTTTAGTAACTTCTTTAAATCTAAGAGTAAACCAGCAACAGTTGCCTCTACGCCCAAGTCTGTGGCGAAAAAGAAAGACAAGTTCGTTGCCGTTGACGAAACCCAAGTCAAAGTCGATATTGTCAAGCAACTCACTGAGTTCTTCAAGATTCAAGAGCAACTTGCCGCCCACATAAGGGAAGAAGAAGAAAAGTCAAAGAACGTCTACGATC